TCTATCGTTACCATGACTCAAACTGCATCTAACGGAGTTGACACTACTACCCAAAGCACAACCTTTGTCGATACTACGAATCATAATTATGAGTTAAATAATTACGGTAATACTTTAATTATGAACGCTGATCCTAATATGACTCACGGTACTATGACGTATCGTTTTGATTTTGACATTACCAACAATAACCAAGCAGGTTATAACGGTGGTCATGCTGGAGTGGATGTGACTAATCCAATGGCAACAGTTGATTACACAGCTTTGTCTAGTACCACTGTCACAACAATAGAGTATTGTTGGCAAAAGGTACCAAGCACTTGTCCTGCTACAGAAGAACTTGCAGCCGTAGAAGAAGTTATCCAAAACATACCTGAAGATTTTTATATCCCTGAAGAATTTGTGGTGTATGCCATACCTGAAACTATCACTTACTTTGTGCCTGAAGAAATAGAATTAGAAAGTGACTTTGAGCCTGTAATGTATGAGTTACCTCCAATGGAGATCAGTATGGATGATATGCAGATTGAAAGTATTGAAGTAGAAGTGATGTCAATGGATGCCACTGACATGATGCCAAACTTTGAAAACATAGAAGTATTTGACCAAGAACTAAGTATGCCTGAGACTGACTACTTTGATATTGGTATGCCAAGTGATATGGAGATGTTTGAAGTAGCACCAATGAGTACAGACGAACTTGTTGAGATGTTTACTGACGAGCCTGAGTTTATAGAAGAACCTATGGATGAGCCTGTTATGGAGATTATGACAGAAAAACCACCTATGGAAGAAACTCCAATCGAAGATATTAAAGAACCTGTGATGATGGCATCGGCTGAACCTGAACCCATCATAGAAGAGAAACCCATGCAAGAAGTTGTAATGGAAGAAGCGATAGATGAACAAATTGAAGAACAACCCAGTAGCGAAGAAGTTGTTGCAGACGAACCAGTATCAGAGCCAAAGACTACCGAACAAGAAGAAGTTGTCGAGAAACCAGTTGAAACAAAGATTGAGTCAAAGCCTGACGCAACAGTGGAAGAAGATATAACTACTGAAAAACCTAAAATAGATATAGCTAACATAGAACGAGTTATCAAAGAACAAGTGACTAGTAAAATACAACAGGTCACTGCAACCTTAGATGTAGTCAATGCTATTTTAAGTAAAGAGATGACTGCTAATCAACCTGACTTGTCATCTTACACGGCACTTAACAATGCTATGATTGATAACCGTCAACTACCTGGTGGCAATCCTGCGTTCTTTGACCAAGTTGCACTAGTGGGTTATGACAAAACTATTTATCAAAATCAAATATCAATGGCAACGATAGATCCAGTGGCCCAACACGAAGTCAAAATGGATGTTGCTAGAGACAAAACTAACAAAGCATATAGAAAATTAAA